AAATTGACGTGTTTCAAACGCGTTTTCACCGGTTTGATACGTGATGACTAATCCGGCTTTTTTATAATCGATTCCGGTCGATGCCGACAATGCGGTCAACGCGGAAATCGCGTATTCCAACGTGTAATATGTCGCGTTCGCGCAAGGTCCACACAACGCATCGATGTTGATGAGCGTTTCCGAACCGGCACTCATACCGGCAAGGTCAATCCAATTGTTTTCGTTTTTGAACGCCGTTTCATCGGACGATGCGCCAACGAATTGATACGTTTTCCACGATTTATCGGCGATTGCAAATGTGATTTGCACACCGATGTTGTTATATCCGTTATCGTATGCAACGGCAATCGCGGACGCGAGGTCGTAATATCCGGTTTTCGGCACGTCAACGGTAACGTTGTAAATGTTACCGACCGCCGCCGAACCGCCGAATTTTTTCCAATACGTTGCGCGTGTGAATGGGTCGAATGTCGGCAATGCGATTCCGGAACGCATTTGCCAAATGTATTGCCATGATTCCCAACCGGATTCACCGCAGAATGTCAATACAATACCGGTTTGACGATATAACGCGTAATCGGACAATTGCGAAATTGCGCCGATGACGGTTTCCAATGTCGTTGAATCGGTCAACCCTAACAATACGGACGCGTTCACGAACAATCGCGGTTTGATTAATTCGTTTGTTGCGTTCGCGGTCGTGACGGCATCGTTTGCCGTTGTTTGCGCATTTTCGGCGTTATCAACGGCGGTTTGTGCCGTGTCATTCGCGGCGTTCGCGGTGTCAATCGCTTCTTGTACATCATCGGCGGTGCTTTGTGCGAGTGTCAACGCATCGTTCGCGGTCGATGTCGCGGTCGCGGCGGTCGATGATGCGGCGGTTGCTGTATCATACGCGCTTTTTGCCGTTGATACGGCGGTTTTCGCCGTGTCTAATGCCGAATTAGCATCGGACGCGGCTTGTTTCGCCGTTGCATACGCATTGTTCGCGGTCGTGACGGCATCGTTTGCCGCCGTTTTCGCTTCGGTTGCCGGTTTTTTGACACTCTCCAAATAATCGCCGAGGTCAATTTTGACGCCCTCGTTCGATTCGTCAACGCCGAGGGTATATAACCCATCGGTCGATGTCGCGGTCGGCAATTCCGAGAGTCGTTTTCGTTGTTCTGCCATTTCTTTGAATGATGTTAATCGTTAATAAATAAAGTGATTTCGTTCGATTTATCGATTGTAATAAATTCGCCGCGTTCGTGAATCAACAACGAAATTCCGCGCCGGGGTCGTATGCGAATCAATGTCGGCGTGTCGGACACTTCGACCTCGACCAAATCGAAATTTTCATGCGCGAGAACCATGTATTGACCCACCGGTCGATAATCAATGAATGTCAACACAACGGAAAATTCACACCATACGTGACCGTTGCGTAATATGTCGAATTTCGACACACTCATTGATTTGTAATAACATTGATATTCGTTGCCGAGTGCCGAATAATAAAACCGGCGTTCATCGGCATCAAGCAACACGGCGAACAATGCGTTATAACGCCGCCAAAATTCGGTGATGTCATCGCAATTAATCAACAATTTCAACGTCACGTCTTTTGATTTGAACGTAACCGCCGAATTGTCGTATATGATGCCGGAAATGTCTTTCGTTGATATTTTGAGGTTTTCACGGACGTTCGCCGCCTTGCGTATCGATTCATCTGTGCCGTCAAGGACATACGCGCCGAATTGCGACATATCGATTCCGTCTATTTCGTAACCGACTTGTCGAATGTCCGTTTTGCCGAGTGCGTAAAATTCGCCGGTCGGCACTTCGGGAAAATCATCGGCAAACGTCAATGTCAATTTGCCGAGTGTTACGTTTTGTTTGAACGTACCGTTTTGCGTCATGCGCAATTTGTACGTTTTACCGATTTCACGAAATTCAAACGTGTGATATGCGCCGGTTGACAATTCATCGAATAAATCTTCGGCATATCGAACGTTCAATATGACGAATTGAATTTGCAATGTGCGCGTGTCGAGTTGCGGCGCGTCAAGGTCAACCTCGATGCCGTCTTCATCAATCCATTCGGTTGAATCCGGTGTTTTGAACGCCGGAAACTGAATCAATTGTTTGTAACCGTATTGTTCAACCATGATGCCGTATTCGGTCGCGGCATCATATCCGTTGATGAACAATCGATTTGTGAAATGTTTTGCGTTCATTGTATGACGATTGCATGATTCGATTTATTGATGTGAACGCGTGATGACGAATCGCGTTCGATTTTTACAACCGCATATCCGGCGGCATCGACATCGGCACGTGCGCCGTGCATCAAAATGACCGTGTTTTTTTGCGTTCTCGCGTATTGTAATCGCGCGGACGTGTTTCCTATCAGATACACACGTTCGCGGTCGTTACACGCGATATTTTGCGCGTCAATGAACACGCCGTATCGTTCCGGGTGATACGGAATGAATCGGCGAAATGTTTTGATGTCCGGAAACCCGAATGTTGTCATAAATTCGATGCCTTGCGGCGAGAATATTAAATCAATCAATTCGGGCAATGTTTCGTTGCCGGTGAACACATCGCACGCGGCAATTTTTGCCGCAATGTCGGTTCGACCGGTATGTTCGCACCGATGTTGCGCACGCGATTTCGCACGCAACCAATCGGCATATATTGATTTAATCAATTCGTTCATTTTTCCGCGGTGTATTATTTGATTTTTAATCCGTGTGTTTGCATATCCTCGACAACGTTTCGCACGACCTTGATGTGTGCGTTCACGGTGTCAAGCTTATCATTCGCCGCATCGGTGTTGCGTTCAATTCCGGTCAATCGGTCGAGCATCGCATTTGCCGTTGTGTTCAATTCGTTCACGCCTTGAACCAATGTGTACGTATGACCTTGAATCGTTGTCAATCGGGCGTTGTTTTCATCAACCGAATCTTGCGATGCGGTCGCGATGCCTTTTGACGATGATTCGCGCGATGAATCGTCATCGAACCATTTGCCGAGCGATGATGACAAACCGTCCCATACGGCGGAAAATTCCTCGCCGACTTGATTGATGTCGTTCGCCATGTTGTCGGCGGAATCGATGACGGCTTGAATACCTTTGAATTTGCCGTCCGTGCCGAACCACGATGTTTTGTATTTGTCGAATATTTTGCCGATTTCCGGTTCAAGATATTGCGTTATCATCATGCGTTTGATGATGTCGGCAACAAGTTCATTTGTTGAATCCGCCCACGCTTCCATTGCATCTTCACCGGCGGCAACAGCTTCAAAAAACGCATCACCGAGCGTTGACGCAAGGTCTTCGGCGGTTGTGCCGATGATGTCTTCCATCATGTCGTTGATGATTGTTGCCATTTCCTCGGCGAGTTCGGCGATTTGTTGCTGATACTCTTGAATTTTATCGTCATCGGTTTTTTTCTTGGAATTTTCCTCGTTCATTTGTTTGTAAACCAACATTTGTTGTTCGGCAAGGTTTTCCAATTGTTTACGCGATTCATCGTATTTCGCCGAACCGAGTGCTTTGTCCGATGAATACGATACCGATGCCCAATAATCGGCGATTTTTTCAATCGTTTTTGAATAAATTTCGGCACTGTATTTCGCTTTGTAAAAATATTGTGCCCATATTGATGTGCGTTCCGTTGCCGTGTGCGCCTTGATGACTTCGGCAGTAACAGACGCGTATATTTCACGCAATTTTTGCAATGCGTTCGCGTTGTTTTGTTGCAAACGAACGGCATCGGCATTGTCTAATTCCCATTGCAATTCATCGATTTGACGTTGCAATTTTTCGATTTGTTTTTCCTTTGCATCATCGTTGTTGAACAAATTCGCAATCGCGGTCGCGATTTGCAATGCCGCCGAAATCACGGTCAATATTACCGATGCTTTTTCAACGGTCGAAATTGCCGTTGCCGTTGCTTGTGCCGTTTGTTTTGTCGATTCACCCACGGCATCAACGGTGTCGGCGGCATCTTTTGCAACGGATTTGCCTAAATCGCCGATTGCACTGATGACATCGGACGTTGCATCAAGCACGTCATCGATGAACGATAACGCCTTATCCATTGAATCGGCAATATCATCGCTGAATATACGCGCCAATTTCGATGCTTTGCCGCCGAGGTCGGTCACAACCGCACCGCACGATTTCAGATTTGTCGCGAATTGTTTGTACGATTTCGTGACTTGGTTGTTCGCATTTACGACACGATTCGATGCCGATTGTTCGTTTTTATGTGCTTTCGTCAAACGCGTTTTCGCATTTGTCACACGTCCGGTTGCCGATTCCAATGCGGCGGCGGTCGCGGCGTATTGTTCCGAACCCTCGTCCATTGATTCAAGTTGTTCGGTCAATTCGTTTTGTTCACGCAACGCGTCATTGTATTCGGTTTGTGCGGCGGTCAATTCGTCTTGTGCCGTTTTGTATTCGACTAATGCGGCGGTCAATTCCGTTTTCGATGCCGCGATGTCGGCAAATGATTTGTGCAGTGCGGTAAACGGATTTCGTGACGCGATTTCGTTTTCCATTGATGAAATCGCATCTTGAAATGTTTTGATTTGTTCCGCCGACATTTCGTTTGACGCTTGTTTGAAATATTGTTTGACCTTTTGTAATGCGAGTTCAATTGACGGCAATGATTGTTCATCAAGGTTGCCGAACACAACGTCCCATTGAATTGAATCCTTGAATTTGTCGATGTCGATGTTCGCCAATTTCGTTTCAAATGCACGATTGATGTTGTCGAACACTTCATCATACGCATCACCGGATATTTCCGCCGGAATCGAGTTCAACGCTTGCGTGTATTGCCGCATTACTTGTTCGATTTTTTGTTCGTCCGTGCCGTATGAATCGATGAATGAATCCAACGATTTTTGTCGTGCATCGGCGATTTGTCGCGCAATTGAATCGTTGATTGAAATTATCATTTCTTGTGCCTTTTTGCCGACATCGGTCAATTGTGATGACAATGCGGTTTCGACATCATCGATTTGCACGCCGAGGATTTCGGCAACAAAATCATCGACCGATTTTTGACCGTCATCGGATTGCGCCCAACCGTTTTCGGTCGCGCCTTGTTGCGTCATATACGCATCATGCAACATTTGTTTACGTTCGGTCGCAAGTTGCGTCAACGCATTGCGCCACGCATCGATGCGTTGTTGTCCGTTGTAACGAATGTTCGTTATTTCTTTACCCAATCCGTCCGCCAAACCATTAATCATGTCTTGCGACAATTGCGCGTTCGCGTCTTTGATGTATTTCGATACTTTGTCTTGATATTGTTGAATTGCGGTTTGTTGGTCGCGTGCCGCTTTTTCGGCATCAAACGTTTTACCCGAACCCGAACCGGACGCGGTTTTTGATTTCGGGTCGATGTGAACAACATCAAAATTGTTTTCTCGTTGATATTTTTCGAGTGCGGCTTTTTGAACGTTCATTTGTTCCTCCCAATATTTAACTTCCTCTTCCGCTTCTTTTTTGATTCGTTCTTTGCGTTCCTCATTCGATTCACCGAACCAACGTGCCGGATTGTACCACCCACGGTCAAATTCGCCGTTTTCCGCTTTGTTTGCGATTGCCAAAGATTCGACATACGCCTCGACATATTTGTTCAACAATCCTTGTTGTGCGGCTTTCATGCGCAACATTTCGCAATACGCCGGACCTCGTTTTTCGAGTACGGATTCCCATTCGGCTAATGAATCATAATAACCGAGGGCATCACCGTATTTTGAATTTAATTCATCGACTTTTTTACGTTCTTGTTCCTTTGTGCCGGTGAAATTTTTGCACGCATTGATGTTGTCATCGAGTGCAACTTTTTCTTGAATATATGTTTTTGCCGCGTCTTCGTTGATTTTGTTCAAATCTTGCGTATGTTTGACGGCATCGTCTTCGGTTGTGCATAAATCAACAATCCACGAAACAAGTTCGCCGACCAACACAATCAACGCGCCGATTCCGGTCGAAATCAACGCCAATTTCAACACACGCATCGCGGCGGACAACGCCGTTGTCGCAACGGTCGATGCGGTCATCGCGCCGGTATGCGCGGCAGTGGCGGCGGTCGCGCTTTCGGTCGCGGTCACATTGCCGGTTTGCGCGGCGGAATTTGTTTCGGTCGCTGTTGCATTTTTTTGTGTTGCGGCGGCATCGGCTTGTTCAACCGCTTCATGTGTTTCGGTCGCGGCAACGTCTTCGCGCAAATCATCGGTGTTATCCTCGATTAATTCGTTTTCGGTTTCGAGAATGTCGTTCGATTCGCCGGTCAATTTGTTCCATATTTGTTTGACCGAATTTAACGTTACCAACGTGAACGCCGAATCCTTGTTCAACGTTTGCGACAATTGTTGCAAACCCACGGTGATTGCCATTAACGATTGAACTTTTAACATGATTTCGTTCAATCGTTCGTTTTCTCCGGCGAATAATCCGACCGCACCTTGCGCCGCCGACATCGCACCGGCAACGCCGGAAAATCCGGATATAACACCGGCGAAATGCGATTCATCATTCGCGAACACCGAACCGGCGGTTTGAATATCGCCGCGTATGTCACGCAAACGACCCAATTCCTCGATGATTTCGCGGTAACGACCTTGCGATTGGTCTAATTGTTTACCTTCGCGTTGATACGTGTCAACCAACATTGCCGCCTCGGCTTCCAATTCTTTGATGCGTTGTTTCAACGACATCGTTGATGTTGCCGATTTTTCCTTTGCGGCGGAATCTTTTATCGCGGCGTTCGCGGCGGCGATTAACGTTTTTTCCTCTTTTTGTAATGCGGTTTCTTGTTCTTTTGCTTTTTCGATGACCTTACGGCGAACGGTGATGTTTTCTTTGATTGCGTCACGTTGCGCACGCATCGCGATGACATCATCATGTTTTGACGGAACATTCGCGTATTTGTTACATTCCTCGGTCAACCGATTGTATTCGTTCGACAATTCATTGATTGCCGATTCATTTTCGCGAACAACCTTTGCGATGTTGGCATACGCCTCGCCGATGCCGTTCAATGTCGGAACGGCGTTCGTCAAAAAGCTGATGTCAACTTCCGGCACGGCGGAATTTATCAACGATTGAATTTTTGCGGATTGCGATTCACAATCGGCGGCAACGTTGTTCACGCTTGCGGTGATGTGTTCGATGCCGGCATCAAATTCATCGGTCGATATTGACGCGGCGAATGATAATTCGTTTTGTTCGCTCATTTTCTAACAATTATTTCATCATCGGTTGAACTTAAATCAATGTCTTGACACGCGTCTTTTGAATCATCATACAACGGCGCATCATCGGAATCGTTGTCATCGCCGGGCATCGGAACGGCGCGACTATATAAAAGGGCGTTCTCAAAACTGATTTCATACAACGCATATTTTTCATTGACGTTGAACAATTTCGCGATGCCGAGAACGGTTGCCCATGCACTGTCGTTTAATCGTCCGTTACCACTTCCTTTGACGGTTTTAGAATGTTTGCCGCGCTTAGGGAAGTGGTAATTGCGAAAAAAGTCGTTATCTCGTTTTGTTGCAACAATTTAACGATTAATTCATATATCACAGACGGACGGACATTCATCATGATTTTTTCGCCGAGTTCGACCGCACGATTGTATTTCGTTACGACCGTTTTACGGCGGCGAATTAACCCGAACAAATGTCGCGACACGGACATTGTTTCGCGTTCGCCGTTGACGTTTTTTGCGCCGAGAATCAACACACCGATTAATTCACCGATGCGGCGATAATGACGCGCATTTTGCAACGCCGAATAAATTCGATTTTCACGGTCGATTTTCGTTGCGTCAACAACCGGTAATGTCGATATTATTTCACTCGCGAGAATCAACGTTGCCAACGTTGGCGGCGCGATGTCATACCGTGTGCCGTCAATGTCGATTGATGCAACATTGCGTTCGAGAATCGCCGATGCAACACGGCTTTCGATTGTCGTTAAATTGTCGATTTCCATTGTCGAAATATTTAATTGTGCCGCACCGGGAATTGAACCCGGACATCGTGATGATGAACATCGCGTGTGCAACCGTACACCGTGCGACAAAATGCGAGTTTAACCACCAACTCGAAAGGACGTCTTTCCGTTTGTCATCATGAAATTGAGGAAATATGAAATGAGGGCGTTACGTTATTCGTCTTTTGCGGCGATGTCCGATGCGAGTTTGATGTTCTCTTTATCGGCGGCTTTCACGCGGAACCAACGGTATAATTCGCCGTCCTCACATTCAAGGATTTTGAATGTGAGGTCAACATAATTACCTTCTTCCTCGGATTGACCGGGACGGAATTTGACGTGACAACGGCGTGCTTTCAGACCTTTAGCACCGATGTTTTTCGGGGTGATTTTCAATGAAAAATCGTCCTCGACTTTGTTTGTGCTAACGACTAATTCGCCGTCTTCATTTTCGGTCGCGCCGGTGAATTGTCCTTCGGTGTCGAAATCCATTTCTTTGACGCGTGTCGTTACCTCGATTGAGGGTTCGCCGTCTTCCTCAGCGACAACAACGCCGCCGGTTGCTTTCGCCTCGAGCGAATCGCCGTCCGATGATGCAAGCGTTGTCGATTTGTCGTTGATTGTACCGACCGAGAACATTGCGGTGCTCATTGCATCGTCCGCGCCGGTGCGTCCGGCTTCAACGATGACTTGCGACCACGACATGATGATTTTTTTACGTTTCATGTTCTTTGGGGTATTTAATCATTTGAAATTGTTTGAAATTTGATTCGGGCAATAACAACGTATTGCTCGATGTCTTCATTGAACGTGTAATACGGCGTGCCGTCCGTGTTGATGAGATATTCGGTGTTGTCGAATGTGCGAACGAAATCATTGATTAAATCTTCGATTTCACCGATGCGCGTTAAATCGGCAACGGTTCGACCGTCCGCATTGACGATTACCGGAACGTAAACGTGCAACAACACAACGCCCATTTGAATTTGTTCGTCATATCCGGATAGGAATTTGACGATTGCATCTTCGGTCGTTGCGTTCACCGGACGCATACCGAAACGGTACACATCACCGGCGATTGATGCGCCGATTGTGCTGTTTTTGATGAACGCATAAAAATCGCGTTCGATTTGCATTTCGGTTTTCATTTTCGTTTTCCGAGCAATTTATCGGCAAGGCGTTCAGCCGTTAACCGCGCGTCAATTAACACGCGTTTGCCATGAACATTTTCAACATACGCCGCATATTCCATGCCGGCGCACACAATCAACACCAAACCGCGCGGATATTCGGATTTCAACCGCGACAAAACGTTTTGCGCTTGCCGTGCGCCGGTTGAACCATCACCGCCGGTTTTTTGATGTGCGATGTATTCCGTGCCGTCTTTGCGTGTACGTTTCACGTCACGTTGACCGGCGGCAACGGTCGTAGGCTTCGCGATTTGTTGTGTGACAACCGAACCGTTATTCAACACAATGTAACCGATTGATGAACGCAAATTGCCGGTGATGTCGTTATAATCACCGTTTTCACGCGCAATGCGAATACATTCCTCACCGATGTATTGCAACATCGTAACGGCGCGTTGTTTCGCGTCATCGGCTGATGTACGTAAACGTTCGGCGATTTTGTTGATATTGAATCGCCGAATTATCACGCCGTTATTTGTTTTCGATGCCATATTCGTTGCGTTATACGTCAATTTGCACACGACCGACCGATTCCGCCGGTGTCACTGACAACACGAAATAATCACCCAACGATTCACCGTTGCGCGTCAACCGAACATGATTAATGTCGGTGATGACGTTGATGTCAAGATGCGCGTTGCGCTCAATCATGACACAAAACGATGCTTGACGAAATTGACCGTCTTCATATCGTCCGCGCCGGGTGTCGGTGTTTGTACGAATCGACACGCGAATTGGGTCGCTCCATGCGGAAACGCCTTTCATCGGTTCGCCGTATTCGTTTACACCGCCGCCGGTGATGATTTCATATTGCAATGTTCCGTTCGTTCTCATGTGTGCGAATAATCATTCAATAAAGATTGGAAACGTCATCAATGACATTCAGAACGTCAGCGATGATTTCATCGGCATCAACACCGTACACGTTGCACCAATACGACAATGATTGCGTAACGGCATCTTGCGAAACCGATGTTGATACGCCGTTTTCGGTGCGCGATGCTTCAACGTAACCGCGAATCAATCCGACCGCAACCCGAAAGATTGAAACGTCTTTCGGGGTTGCATCGGCATCGGCGTTGATACCCTCGTTGAACAACGCGAATTTCAGCGTTGCGTCATCGGGGTAAAACGTGTTCGCGATTGCGTTGCACAGAGTGCGTAATGCTTCGATGTTTGTCATCGCATTAAACCTTTGTTTTCAGTGTGTAAATACCGTTCATTTCGGTGATGACCGGCAATGACAGAGATTCAGCCTTTGTGAACTCAACACCGCGCGAATTTGACGTTGCACCAACGCCCCATTGTGAAACGAGAATACGGTTGTTGGTTGAATACGCAACACCGGGTTCGGGTTTCAATTCGGCATCGGCAAACGCGTTTTTCACAACACCGAGTTTACCGTCCGGAATGAACACGAGGTTGTCGGCGTTCCATGGGGTGTAGGGTGTCGCGGTCTGACCGTTCTGAATGAGAACTTGACGGCGGACGGGAACGAAAATCGGGAATCCGTTTTCTTGCATGAACTCATTGAGGTCGCGCAATAGAACCGGTTTCGATGAACGGTCGTTGCCCCACATCATTGTTTTCATGCGTTTTGAACGACAGATGTACGAAATCAATGCCGGTGAACAAAGGATTTTCGCGAGAACGACCTTGTTTTGTGCGGCATCAAGGATTGCTTGAATGTCTTCAAAACAATCAACGGTGTCGCGATTGTCGGCAGTCCACGCGGTTGTTACGCTTGCGATGTTTTCGCCGGGTTGATTGTAATTGATTGTGCCACGCGCACCGCCTTCGGGGTTCGTTGTTGCATCGAGGGTGAATTTACCTTCGTTCGACAATGCACCAAGGAAAATCATGTCGAGTTTTGCGTGAACGGCGTTGACAACGGTTGTGACATCGCCCCACATCAATTTGATTAACGCTTGTTTTTTCGCATCATCGCCGAGCGATTTTGAATCGAGCAACGCAAGGATTTTACGATACGTTGTTGATTTCATCGGCACGGTCAACGCGTGATTGATGATTGATTCTTTGAGGGTTTCAAGTCCGGCAGAACCGATGATTGGTTCGTTCGAGTTTTCGCCGATTGTGGCGGCGGCAACCGAAATGTTGTATTTGCCGATGATTTCCTCGAAATCGAGTCCGATTGTGGGAACGTCCCAATCGAGGTAATTTTCGTACACAACGTTGTCGAACAATTGCTTGTTCAGCTTAGAAACCGCATCAAAACGGATTTGAACTTGTTTTGTAAGTTCACCGTAAATTGAACTGTAAAATAAGGGTGTAGGCATGATTGTTTACGGTTTACGGTTACTGTTTGATGAAAATGATGTTGGGGTTTGCCGCAAGGCACACGCCGTTCAACCATTCGGGCAACATCGGTGTTGCCGACAATGCCGGTGTCAGCACAACAGCATCATACGCGGCATCAAATGTGTTGATTCCGGTTGATTTGAACTCGCGGTCTGCCGAAACAACCATGTTAGGGGTGTATCGGGGTACGGCTTTTTCGTCAACGAGGTCATCGGCGGCATTGATAAGTACGTCATCGGCTTTCAAACCGGTCAACGCCTTGTCGAATGTCACAACGTCATAATCTTCGTTGTCGGTTGCGATTGATTTCACGGTCACGATTACCGCACCGCCGTTTGTTGAAACGGCATCACCGGCGGCGAAATAATGACCCTTGGCAACGCGCGGCGCGGTCGTTGTCCCACCGGAAA